TTGTTCAAAAAGTTTTTTATATTCAGAATCTTCATATATTTGTATTCTACATTTTCTAGTGTTATTAGTTATTTTATTACCACATTTTTTAGTTAATAGATTGTAATATTTTTTATATTCTTTTTTTAATGTTTTACTAGGAATACATTTTTTATTTCTACAATCATTAAATTTGTTCATAGCATTATTCATAGGCTTATTAATAATTGTAATTTTCTTTTGTAAAGCTTTTTTTGTCGATATACTCATTTTACATAAATATAATAAATATTGTTTTTGAATATAATTTATTTTCTTAATATATAAGAATATATTAAATAGATAACATTGAAAACTTTGAAAATAGTATTACAAAATATAAACAATATAAATAATAATATATACAAAAATATCTTCAGAAATGATTGAAACACCAAATTCAAAAATACTAAATGCAATAATAATATTATTAATAGTATTAATATTAGTAATAGTTAGTTCAATTCTATCTGAAAAATATAATATAAATATCAAACAGTATCTAGAACAACCAATAGAACAACATATAAAACAGAAACCTATTGAACAACATATTGAAAACTTTGCAAATTATCAAGATGTTAAAACAAAAACTATTAACTGGTGTAAAAAAATGTTATCTGTCGGATTATTAACACCAGACCAATATGACAAATGTATAGGAACTTTTAAAGATGTCACAGCTGGTGTATTACCTAAAGAATTTCCGATTCCCGATACTGGTCTAGGTCGCAACTATTCACTATATAATACTAAATCAAAAAATAATAGCGGCAAATTATCATCATCAATTACAGGTGGAAATACAAATAATATAATGTTAGTAACTCAATCAGGATTATATATGGGGTGTAAACCAGATAATACAATATATTTTATCAAAAATGTTAATGACTCTACAATAAATCAAAAGGAATTATATTTTACTTTAGTGCCACAAACTAGTGATGTATATGCGATAATGTCACCATATGAAAGATACTTAATAGCTAATACAAATCCTAGTAATGATAATACAGCTCCTGTTACTACTATCGCAAATTTAGAAAATAATAATGCTCCTATTAATATGGAATGGACAGCATCATTTACTGGAACAGAAATTGGTCCAATGTCATCTTGGACTGTTAGTAAAATTAATGAAAATACAATAACATTTGAATCAATACAATATAATGGTTTTTATATGTCATTTAATGATACAAATAATTTATTAGATATTATATACGGTAATAATGATTCGGCAATGTGGATAATGATTCCAGAAGAACAAACTAAAGTAAATAATAAATTTGGGGAATATACAGGAGTAGAATTTATTGTTAGAGGCGAAAATATTTTACAAAAGTTTAAAACAGTTCATATAAAAATAATGTCTTTGAATATAATGAAAAAAGGGCTCATTAAACTACAAGATACAATTCGTGCAAATTATACAAATATTGCTAAATATATACAGGGAAAATTAGATGCTGTTATAGGTTTATATAAACAAGATATTAATACAGTTCTTAATAAAATTACAAATACTAGAGATTATTATCTTCAACAAATTAATTCAGAAATAAGTAATATTAATATTGAATTAAGTAATTTAAGTGAAGGAGATGTTAGTATAGAATATAATCAATATTTAATGGATTTAGAAGGAGAATTAAATTCAGTAAAAGTTCGCATTGGAAATAATAATAAAATTATGGGTCGTCAACAAGATAATTATGAATTAGTTAATAAGGAATATGAATATATTAATAAAAAAACAAAAATGTTTAAAAATACTGATGAAACTTCAAAATTAAATATTGAGTTAGTTAATAATTATACAGCACAAAAATCATATTTATTAAAACTATATCCTTTTATAATATTAATATTAGGGCTAGCATTAATATATTTAATATATTCAACAATAATGAAATTTAAAATTAATATATATGATAAATACTAATTGTGCGAGGGGCTGAAGCCCTCGAGCTCCCTTGTTGGCAAGGGCTTCAGCCCCTCGAGCTCCCTTGTTGGCAAGGGCTTCAGCCCCTCGAGCTTCCTTGTTTATTGAAATTTTATATTACACCGACCGAAAAGAAAAATGAGACAAAACTCACTCTTTTTTTTGATAATGTAATTGCACCTTTACAGGCTTGATAGTATTTGACGCTTTCTTATTTACTAAGTTAGGGTTACTATCTTTTATTTCATCAGGAAATTTATAATCTCTCCTAAATTTTTCTGGTCGTGATTTGTTTTCTAAATAACATTTTACTAATTTTATCATATTATTCACAGCATTTTCATCACGATTTATACATCCTATACGGTTATTTTCCGTTTTATACGTTAGTATTGAATGTATTTTTCTTTCTGTTCCTTTCTTATCTGGTAAATATAGATTTTTACATTTATCTTCAGTTTTATAATTTACACAAGATGTTCTAAATTCATCTAAATTATAAATCTTAAAATATTCACCTAATTTTCTTTTCATTCCTAAGTTAGGGGTTGAAATATATTTTAGTTTGTTTATTGATAATTTATCACTCCAATCACCCATTATTAAAGTTGTATTACCGTATTTATCTTTTATATCTCTAACTAAATCTGTTTCTGCTCTTTTTCTATTTATATGTGAATACCATTTATATTTTCTAAAGTAATCATCTTTATATTTCTCTAATAGTATTTCATTTGTTTTATTTTTATTACTAATAAAAGCTATAAAATCTTCATATTTACAAGTTTTTGAATTATAATTACTTAATTCATTTTCAAGTGGTGTAATACCTTTTTTATCTTTATAATTCTTAATTAGTCTTTGATATTTTATTCTTTTAGTTCTATTCATATGAGTTTTATTATTATATTTGAAAGTAATATCTTCTTTATTTTTCATATAAAATAAACATCTTTTACCAGGGTCTATAGTAATCCAATTATTAGATTTTAAGTCTTCAATTTGTGTATCATTTAATTGTTCTAAATATGGAAATTCAATATATTTATTTACATTATTAGTTTCTTTAATTTTTATTGCTTCTTTAATTTTTTTATCTTTTTCTTCCTTTGTTAATTTCTTAAATTCTAATTTTTCTTTATCTCTCTTTTCTTTATTTACTAATTTAATATTTTCATTAGCATCTTTCTTTTTCTTAAATTTATCTTCTTTATGTTTTTCTTTTTCTTCTTGTGACATATCTTTATATAGTATTTTACTTTCTTTTCTTTTTGTTTTCATATTAGCTTTTTTATCTTTTTGAGATTGTATAGAATCATTATGTATTAGTTGTATAGATACACCATAACAATCAGTAGATATTCTATAGTCAAATTTATAGTTCTTCTGTTTAAATACTTTTTTATCTAATCTAAAATACTTAGACCATAAATCATGTTTTGTATTTTCAATATCTAATAAGTATTTATTTTTATTCTTAACTACAAATAATTCTACTAATGATTTAGTATCAATAGGAATATATTTAAGTATAATATCATTTCTTAAAGGAAAGAATTGAAAACTTTTCATCCCTAAAGTTTCAATTTCTAAACACATATAAATCATACATTTAATATAATTTTGCGGATTGTTTTGTATATCAAATTCATATGAGTTTTTAAATTCTTTTGGAAATATATTACTTTTGTGTTTATTTATCCATTCGTGATATTTATTATTTGATTTTAATGTATTATTTAATAAATCTTCTTTTATTTCATATAGGTCTTTATATAATTCTTTTCTTTTACTAGTTCTTTCTTTACTTGGTAATTTATCAATAATATCTTTATTTATAGTTTTAAATGATGAATTTACAAATCTCTTAACATAAGATATAAAATTTAATTTAATATTATTTTCAATATTAGTAAGTATATCAACTGACATATAATTTAAAATTTGTGATAAATTATTACCATCTATTTTATTTTCATAATTAAGTTTCTTATAAGTATTTTCATAAAAATCATTAAATTCATTATAATGTTTTAAATTAGTTCCTTTTGGTTTAGGACCTTGACTTGCTTTAACTAATGACTTAAAAGTCATTCTAATTAAATCAGTAGTAATAGTTGGTATTTCTAATTTTTTATGATACTTATCTAATATCCATAATCTTAAAAATTGATAAGTATGTATAACTATCTTATGTGTTCTTGTAGTAGCATCTAATAAAATAGTTATATCAAAATCAGGTTTCACTATAGATTTTATTGATGTTTTCATACATCTTAAAATATCAGGTGGTTTTTTTACTTGAGACATTTTTGCTCTTATATTATAATAAGAGTATTTCTTTAAGTTGAATTTTTTGTATATTATTATTATATATATACAATATTTTAATTTTGAAAAAATACAAATAAAAAATTAAATTATTTAAAAATAAAAAAAATAAAAATATTTACAATTTAAAATTATTTACAATTTGAAAAAGTAGTCATAATATAAGGGTTTAAATTATAAAAACCTGTTTTATATTTAGGATCATTTTTATCATATAGTGTAATAATTTTATTAACTAAATAAGTTCCAGGTTTATCTGTTTTACCTAGAGCTGATAATTCTGCAGAAGAATATGCATTTGATGCATTTGTAAGTTCTCTTGAAATATTTAGAGAATTTGTAGAATCATAAACCCATTTATATTGAATACCATTAGATATAACAGTGCCAATATCGGCTGTATCTAATACTTTAGTAGAAATTGCAATATCTTCTACAGATCTAAATCTTTTAGGTTGGTCTACACCATCAAAAGTCGCTGATTGGCAAAATCCAACTGTATTTGGAGTATTAGGTAGTATTGTAGCTGCAGGAATAAGGGAAGATTCATTATTTGAAGATTTTTTATCAAAAAATAAAAAATATGATCCAATTATTATACCAATAATGATAATCAGTAAGATTACAATAATTATTTTTTTAGATATTTTCATTTTATGAATTTATAAATTGAATATATTTATAAATTGAATATATTTAATATTTATAAAATTAATATATTTATAAATATTAAATATATTCAATTTATAAATATATTCAATTTATAAATTTTTAATTATTTATTTTCTTTCTTTTTTTCTTTCTCTTTTAAATAAGCATTTCTTCTATATTCTTTTATTTTTTCAGGATTTTCTTCTTTTAATTTTTTTAAATACTTTAATCCTTTTTTTTTCACTTCTTCTTTATGTTCTTGATAATATTTTTTATGTGCTTCACTATTTGTATATTTTTTAATTTTTTCTTCATATTCTTTTATTTTATCTTCTAATTGTATTATTTTTTCTTTTAATTTTATATTTTCAGTTTCAAGTGTATCCATTATTATTATTTATAATAATTATAATATTTTTAATAATATATATAGAAATAAAATCTTTAAATTATTATATTATGAATAATAAAAATGATACATCATAGTGAAGATTATAAATTATCAGCAGTTAAATATTACTTAATAAATAAAAATAAAAATAATATTAGAAATACTTGTAAATTATTTGATTGTAAATATCAATCATTATCAAGATGGATTAGAAGATATAATACAACTGGTAACATTAAAAGAAAAACAAGAGTGAATAAAAATATTAAAATAACTAAAAATATTGAAAAGTATGTAAAAGATTATACTAAACAATATTCAACTACAACGCTATTAGAGTTATCTAAATTAGTTAAAAAGAAATATAAAGTAAGTTTATCAGATAGTAGTATTCATAATATTTTTAAAGCAAATAAAATTACAAGAAAAAGATTAAGAAATAAATATTATCCTGAAATTAAACAAGGTCAAGAAGCTAATGATTTAACTGAGTTTTATCATAAATTACATACATATAAATATAATAAAACTATTTGTCTTGACGAAACATCAATATATTTGAATATGACTTTATCATATGGTAGAAGTAAAAGTGGTTCAAGAGTAATTAAAAAAACTCATAAATATCCATATAAAAGATATAATTTATTATGTGCTATAAGTGCTAATAAAGTAATAGGATGGATATTATATAAGGATTTAAAAGGTGGTGTAAAAACAGATAATATAATAGATTTTTACAATCAATTTATAAATAATAAATATAAAAATCATTTAATTATAATGGATAATGCTGTAATACATAGGTCTATTAGAATAAGACAACATATTGAAAATTCAAATAATCATTTACTATATTCAGTTCCTTATAATCCACAAACAAATGCTATAGAAGAATTTTTTAGTCAATTAAAACATTATATAAAAAAAGAAAGTCCTAATACTTATGAAGAAATAGATAAAGTTATAAAAAGTATATTAAAATCTAAAATAAAAACACTTCATTTAACAAATTACTTAAAACACAGTTTTAAAATATATAATTAAAATATAATATTATTATAATAATTTTGTCTCATTTTTCTTTTCGGTCGGTGTAATTGTAAAAAATTATCTAGAGTTATATTGTGTTAATATATGAAAACTAAAGTATATATAATTACTACTAACTATATATTTTTTATAAAATGATAATAGGGTTAATAGGTCAAAAGCGTGTAGGTAAAGATACAGTAGCTAATATGTTAAAAAATATAGATGCTGTGTGCGATTTTAAATGTATGGCATTAGCAGACCCAATTAAAGATATATCACGTATTATGTTTAATTTTACAGAAGAACAATTATATGATGATGCAAAAGATATCGTTGATCCTAAATGGGGTATTAAACCTCGTGATTTCTTTGAACAATTTGGAACAAATATTATGCAATTTGATATATACAAATATCTTCCTAATTTAGAATCACAAGTAGAAAAAAGATTATTCTGGGTTCATTCATTATTAGCTAAATTAAAAGATTATGATTATAATAAAAATTCAAATATTATAGTTACAGATGTAAGAGGATTACATGAAATATATGAGATAAATAAATTTACAGAAGGTAAAGCAATATTTATTCGTATAGTTAAAGAACAGAAATATAATATTAATATTAATAATAATATTAATAATAATATAACTTCATCACATATTACTCAAAGAGAACCTAATGAAATACCAGATGAATATATATTTAATACTATTAATAATAATGGTACATTAGAAGAATTAAAAACAAAAGTTAAAAATGTATGGAAAAGAATAGAAGATATAAATTTGATTTAATTTAATTTGATTTCAATATGTTTATTAAACATAAACTCATTAAATGAAATATTTATATAATGTTCATTAATTTTACCTGTAAATGTAATTTTATTATTTTTATCTGTTTTAATAGATTCAATATGTGTAGGAATATCTAATATTGTAGGTTTTAATATTTTAATTTTATTATTATATACTTTCGCTATATTATTATTTTTAATAAAATATATAGGTTCTTTTTCTTTATTTATAATTATTTGTGATGAATCTATATCTAGAGTCATATTTATATTATTTATAGATTGTAAAGTAATATTAGATGTTACATTAGATGTTACATTAGATGTTACATTAGATGTTCCATTATTTTCACTACTATAATAAGAAAATGGATTTAACCAGCTCATTATATATCCTATATTACTAAATGTACCAGATTGTTGAAGTTGAATATCATTATTACAATTTTGTAAATCTAAATTTAGTAATTCTGAATGTGATATATTTATTAATTCATCACTATCTGTAAAATTTAAATTATATGAATTATCTAATAAATTTAAATATAAAGGTTTATAATTACATAATTCAAGTAACTTTATAGGATTATTTGTTAACTCATTAATATTTTCATGTATATTATTATTTTCTAATTCTAAAATTTTATTAATATCATTATTATCTTTTACATTATAAATAACTTCTGTATCTAGATAATATTTAGTAAATCCAGATCTATCTACATTAATTAATAAGCAATCTGATGATTTATATAATGTAGAATCATCATCATTTTTTTGTACCAAAGTTAAATATGATTGTTTAATATATTTATATATTGATGTATTTCCTTTAGTAATAATAGCCAAATTGTAATTATATACATTTTTATCAATTTTAATAATAGTAGTATTAATATCATTAGATAATACTCCTTTTTTAACTAATATTGTAATATTTAGAATAGTTTTATCAAGTGATGTATTACTTGATGTATTGATTGATGTGTTACTATTAGATACATCAGTAGAACTATAAATATCAATATCACTAGAGCCAGAAATTTCTAATATAGAGTTTTCCAACTTATATATCAAGTCTTGATATAAATTCGAAGCATCATTGACAATGTCAGCAATATCACCGTTAAATATAATTGAAAACATTTTAGACTATTCTAATTTATAAAAAGTTTTTTAAATTTTATAATAATTTAAAAAATTATAAAATACATAGAAAACAAAATAAAATATTATTAATTTTACATAAGTATTAATAATATATAGCGATGTTAATTTATTTTTATAGATAGATATATAGATATATAGATATATGGATATATAGATATATAGATATATAGATATATAGATATATGGATATATGGATATATATATAGATATAAATAATATTTATTAAGAAAAATAATAAGTAATAAAATATATGTAAATATTTAGTCTGATTTAGTCTAATTTAGTCTAATTTCTTTTTTATATCAATAAGATTTAAGAACTGACCGAATTCTTTTGAACCAATTTCAGATACAAGAGATAATTTAGAATCTGTTTTTCCAACACCTTTGGATACTGTAAATTTATTATATATAACAAAATCTGGTGTTTTATTACTATAATCAAAAGATGATTTAGCTATACTACCTTTTAATGGACTAGATTTAACAAAATAATGTTTGCCTTCACCACTATAACAAGCTCTATTAATACTAAAACCATAATAAAGTGCTGCCAAAACACGCTCTGGTGGATGAATTGGTGGTTTCATTACTCTAGGTTGAAGATTACCTAATTCTACTAAATTCATTATTTTTAATCGGCGTTCAACAACTTTATCATGATTTCCACCAGACATTACTTGTCTTTTTTCTTCTTTATGTTTTGTATATATTTTTTTTGATTTATTACCTTTATAATTTTTAATAGAGAGTTTTCTATATTTTCCAATATTTTTATTAGATAAGTTAATATCATTTTCATTATATTGAACACTTCCTTTATTATAACCTCCATATATTGAATTGATATAATCATCTTCTTTTTTTTTATTATTATTATGTACTGTGAAATTATTTCCTAATTCTAATTCTTTTCCTTTTTCTTTAATATTTTTACTCATATTAATATTTTTAGTTTCACTATCACTATCATTACTTTTATTACTATTTTCACTATCACTATCATCACTATCACCACTATCGTCACTATCATCACTATCGTCACTATCACCACGTTTATCATCACTATTATTATAATTACCACTTTCAACTTCTCTTTCAGTTCTACTAATAATATTATCGCCATCATCACTCTCATCACTAATAATATCATCACTTTCATCGCTTTCATTATCACTTTCATTATCACTTTCATCACCATCATTACCATCATTACCATCATCACCACCTCCAAACATATTATTTATATTATTACTAATATTATCAATATTATCAATATTACTAATATTATCACTATTACCATTATTATTAATATTTCCATTATTATTAATACTATCAATCTTGTGTTCATTTTTGCGCTTTCCCCCACCGAATACCAAAACTTCTGGTGGAACACTAAATAGATTAAGGTTTTTAATTAGCTGTGCATTTGAGGTTACCATTTTTAATAAATCTGAATAAGCACTTTGAATTTTTGAAAGATTTTTAAAGTTTAATCCATTTTCAGTAGTATATTTAGATTTATTTGGATTCATATAAAAATCAAAGAATATTTTTAATAATGTAATATGGTCCCCAGTTTTATCTATAAATCTTTTTACATTATTATCATATTGTTGCTGTAATTTTGGATTTTTAATCATATCAGGTGGTTTGTAAAATACATCATCAAAATTGTCTATACTAGAAATAATTGCCCCTAACATTACACACATATCGAGACATCCTAAATAATAACCACCAATAACCATTTTAACAATTTTTAAATCAAATATACTAAAACGACTACAAACGTATCCTAATGATGTTAGATTTCCAGATGTATCTATAATACCCATATTAAGCAAATTTTCATAACCTCTTATAATAAAATCCTTATAATTCTTTACAGGTTCAATCATTTTCTTATTAATAAATTCAAGTGCTTTTTGTAAATTACCATTATTTGGTAAAGTAATAATTGATAGAAGTGTAGGTGTAAAATCTTCAGTTCGTATTTTAGGTTCAGTATATTTAGGTAATTTTTCAAATTGTTCTAGAGTATATAATTTAAAGCAAGTACCGTCATTAGTACGTCCAGTACGACCACAACGTTGAGCTATGCTAGCTTGTGATACCAAAACTTTTCCAGTATCAATACAATAGTGTTTGGCATTATATTTAACTTCAAAAGCAAATCCCGGTTCAATTACATATACTAATGGATCCCCAAATGTTATACTACTTTCTACAGCATTAGTACCAATAATTATTTTACGTGAAAAACCTTGCGGTGCTTCTTTAGTAGGAGTCATAGTTTTTAAACTGTTTTTAGTAGTAGCTATTGTTTTGTCATTATCACTAATATTTGCTGAAAAACCTATAGCATGCGGTTTATTATTTACTGGGAATTTAGAAATATTACGATTAATTAATAGTTTAACTTTTTCAATATCAGGATTACTAGTTACAAATGCTAATATATCTCCATTAGGTAATGCTGGGTCTAATATAATATCTTCAATCTTTTTATATACAATATCTTCTAGTTTTGCGGAAGCATTTAATTTTTGTGGTGAATATTCTGGCGTAAGTTTAAAAGTAGTTGGTTCATTTGGTAATGAAAAGACTGAATAATTATCACCCTGATTTATACGTTTGAAATAATCTACAAAAAATGCTTCATCAATAGTAGCACTCATAATAATAATCTTAAAATCTGGTCGGCGTGGTATAATTTCCATTACTAATGCTATTACAATATCTATAGTTGTACTACGTTCATGTGCTTCATCAATAATAATACCTCCATAATTAGCAAGATTTATATCACCCGTTAAAATCATTGTTTCAACAGTACCATCTGTAGTAAAAAGAAGTATCGTTTTATTTGGATCATTGAATTTAGATTCAGTTCCCTTATATTTGTAGCCCACAATTTTATTACCAGTAGGATATTTTTGTACATCATTGTCTTTAGAAGTTACTTTATCTTTTGGTTTTTCAATATCTTTACCTTTATCATCTGTATAGTAAATTGGTACATCTAAACATTTAGCAGCCCATTCTCCTGATGAAGATGCGGCAACTTGCTTAGGAACAGTACAAATTATGCGTTTTTGATATCCAAAATAATGAAGTAATAGTTTAGGAATAATAACAGTTTTACCAGTACCAGTAGGAAGAATTAATAGTAGAATTGATGTTTTATGTATTTTTGCTAATATTTTCATAGAAGATTTCCAAGCGGAATACTCACGCCATCCTTTATTACTTCCAGGAGAAGTTGTCGATAAATATTTATATGCTTTTGAATAGGGTTGTCCGGTCAGAGGGTTAGGATATTTTCCATCAGGGTCTAAAATACCATCAGCTCTTAGTTTTATTGACATTTGTTGATGTGTTGTATTTATAGTATGTGGTTTGTATTTATACTATTGATAGCTATTTTATATGGAGAAGATTATTTATGTATCTAGATGTATAAATATTATTTATTTTAAAATGTAAAAAGTATTAAAAAGTAATTATATATATATTTTAATAAAATAGTTCTACGGTTTCAACTGTTTTTTCTGTTTTATTATCTATCCAATATTGAATTTGTGCTTTTAAGCTTTTAAGCCTTTCATCCCATTCGGCTTGTTTAGTCTTTACTATAACCATTGCTCCTTGTTTAGTACATATCCAACAAGATTTAATAGTTTTTCCATCCTTGTCTTTATATCCATCTGGATTAAACCTTATAAATACTATTGAACGATGTCCCACATCTTTGGATATTTCCATTAATCTTTTATTTTCACAACTACAATCATAATCTGTATGTTTATTTTCATCTACTTCTACGATTATTATGTGACTTCCCATATCTAATAATAAATCGGGGCGGCGTCTAGAGCAACCATCCTTCACCTTTTTATCACAAACCCAAGTAAAATTAGGAAATGCTTCTTTAATTGATGTAACTACTGTATTTTCTTTTGTTTTATAGTTTCTGGAAATTTTTATATCGGGACAGAGTTGGATGCAACAAAACATACAGTAGCCATTGTATTTTTTATTAGAAATATTTTCACACCAAGTGCTTTTACATAAAGAGCTTCCACCACATTGTTTACACAATTGTTTCCATTTTTTGTGCAGACAATATTTTGTACTACCACAATCTACACAATATTTTATATTTTTTCCGTGCGGACATATTAATTTAGTATTGCATTTAATACATACTAATTTTATACGCTTATGGAGACACAACCTATTACCATTGCAATTTTTACATATAGATTTTAGCATTTTATGGGGACATAGAAATTTACCATTACAATCTTTGCAAAAATTCTTTTTCCTTTTGTGGACGCAAAATAAATGTTTATTACATTCAATACAATAACCTTTATTATTATTGTGTACACATTTATTTGTTCCACATTCATTACAATTTGACTTAATCCTTTTGTGACAACACAGTTCGGTCCCACCACATATAGCACATTGACTTTTTCTTTTAGAATGAATACATATATTTTTGCCACGACATACCCTACAATTTTCTTTTTTTTTTAGATGAATGCAAAAAGCATTTGGTGTGCATATTTTACAATATCTCTTATATTTACTATGAATACAGCTAAGTTGTGGATATTTTTTCTTTGGCTTTTCTACTAAAGGAATATCAATATTAATATTAATTTTTAATTCAGGAACATTAATATTTTTACTTATAATAGTTTTAGGTATAATAATGTCAGGAATTTTTATAGTTTTTTTTAATATTATAATTTTTTTCTTTTGTTTATTTTCTGATACATTAGATTCTAATTCATTAGATTTTATTACATTAGATTTTAGTTCATTAGGCTTTAATTCATTAGGTTCTTCTAATTTATTAATATAAATTTTACTATTTTCTAATTCTTTAATTTTATTTTCAAGTTCAAATAGTTTATCAAAAAGTTCTTTCTTTGTAAAATCAATATAAGGATTTATTTTCTTTTTTTCTTCTTTCTTTTTTTTATTATATTCTTTAGAATATTCTAATACTTTACATGCGTTTTTTAATCTATATTTTTTAACAGCATTTAAAGTGTAAATTGCTGTTTTTAATTTTTTTGTATCATCTTTATTTTCTATATTTAAGTTTTCAATAGATGTGTTATTTATGTCAGTCATTTTATATTGTAATAAATTATATTTGTATATTATTCTATCTTTATATTAAAAATATATTTAATATTTTTTTACATTAACTGCTATTGTATTTTTCTTTTTTATATCATTTAAATTAATTTCATCCTCTTCTGGATTTTGTTCGGTATAATTATTACTATGATGTTGCCAGAAGACGCTACTTCCCATCTTAAATGGGCTATGACTGTCCGCGCGGTACCATGTCACAACATCTTCCAGCTTATTACTCTTGCACGTATTGTCGATGACCAAACATTCAAAATTCTCTGTACACTGATTCATAACTTGGCAAAAGATTTCAAAAGTGGGGAACATTCCAGCATAATGCTCATAAAGTCGCCGCCTATTTGAAACAATATTTTCACGTAGAATAAATACATAATCAATATTACCGCGGAGCGCAGGTGGGATACCGAGGGAAAACTGCATAGTAATGAGAAAAAGTAGTTTAATATGGCGACCATTCATGAATATTTGTTTAATAGTGGTGTCTCTAATCCAAGTAGGGGCATCGTACATTAAATCATCTAGAATCAAATATGCATAGGGGTCAATATTACTTTTACCATACATTGCCTCTTGGTCTTTCATCTTTTTAACAACTATCTTCTGGCGCTTAACTAGATTTGCAACTATTTCGGGACTAAATTCATCGTGAATAAAAAGACTCGGCATTAAATCACCGTAAAAGCGATTAGAGTTTTCAGTGGCAGAAATAACGGTACCGATAGGTATATCGCGTTTATAATAAAGAAGGTCTTTTACAAGGAAACTTTTACCAGTATTTCGTTTACCAATCATAACTACAATACTTCCGTTTGCGATTTTACTCATATCAAATTTACGTAAATTAAGGTTTGCCATTTTTTATGTATTATTAGATATTGTATATATATATTATTAATAAATTAAACTATTTTTATATAGTTTTTACTAATATAAGATTTATTATCAAGTTCTTTACTAATTTAATTATAGATTCTAAGTTAAATATATTAAACGAACTAATATTTAATAAATATATAAATGGTATAAAATAATATTTTTAACAAAAATTGAATTTATTGTATGATAATTTTAAAAATATATTACAATCATATTTTACATTTGATTTGAAATCCAAACAAAAATGAATAAAACGGTATTTGAATTGGAATCGATCCGAAAAAACATGAATACAATGGTATTTGACTTGGAATCACCTTATGGATTTTATATATTCCATAAGTTCCTTCCAGTTTCAAAGCTACATCCGTGTCCAGAGACAGCGAATCTAAATTTGGCTCAGGCGGTGCCAATTTCTGTTACAGTTTCAACTCTAACCCCAACAGCAGTTTCGGTTCCTGTTTCTAATTGGAATCCGTTCTTACCTACATACGAAAACAAAGTCTTTGCGGATTCAATCATGACAGTGGAAGCAAAAGAAGCAATGGTTAATGAATGGGAAGCAACAACTAGTTGTTAAAAGTATTTTTAACAAATAAGTTTTTCTTTAATAACCTTCGTTCCGAACCGTTTCTGTTATCATTATTAGTATGTATTAATGCCTCCCGCATTACAGATTACACTCTTATATAACAAAGAACCAATAAAAAAAACGATTTGCTAAGCAGATGTTTTTTTTATTAAATAACATTAATAAATCATTTCACTTATATCTGGCATAGACATATTAAGCTGTATAATAGGTTTAGTACCATTACAATTACCATCGTTCCCATCATCACCATTATTGCTATCATTATTTTTAGGTTTATATGAAGAAGCAATTTTCTTCTTATATTTTGATACATCTTTAAAATGTCTAGGTCTATGAATATCATCGCTGAGTAATGGATTATCACTATATACTTCTTGTAATTGATTATAATAAGAACTTTGCACTTTTTCATAAGATAGATTATTCATCTTCTTTTCACAAGCAAGACATACTCCTGCTTTTTTTCTACCATTCGAAAAGTTTACAAGTGGAAACCCGCAATTATCACAGTTTAAAACAGTTTCCTTTGCTTTTTTCTTAAACATTTCTAATCCATAAGTTGTCATATAGCAATTGGCACATAGAAATTCTAAATTGCTAACTGAAAGATCATTATGAATACCATTTTTGCGATTTAATAATAATTGGATCGGAACACCATTCCAAATGTGCTTTACCTTGCATTTTGGGGTATTACATTTATAATCTTCTATTAATTGACATTTGAGAAGAAGACAAATTATTTTAGTATCATTATTCGCAAATTTAGTATCTTTAGTATTATCTGAATAAGGAGAACGTTTAGTAAATACTTTTATTGGTTCTAGACCTTTACTAAAATATTCAATAGTTTCCTTATTAATTTCAAAGTTTGCTTCAATCTTAGTAAGTTTAGCTTGTGATGGAGTTTCAGGAGTATCTATAGATGGTTTCTGTAAATCTTTAGTTTGTTTTACATTTATTGATTTTTTTTTAATAGTAATAGGTTTATCTGATATTTCTTCTATTTCAGTTTCTATATTTAATATATCATTAAATGATGATTTAGGTTTAGAAATAGGATTAGGTTTCTTTTCAATTTTAATTTTGCTTTTGATGTTTGTATTATTAATTTTAGTATCTAGAATAGTATCTGAATCCATATCAATTTCAATTTCAAATGCGTCATTACCACTATTACCACTATTACCACTACTATCACCATATTCTTCTTGATATTCATTATCACTTATATTAAAATCTACATCATTATTATTATTATCATCATTTTGATATTCTGAATCGCTAAATTCAAAATCAGACATTTTTAAATATTATTCTATATTTTATTCTATATTTAATATATTTTTTAGTAATGTTTTATATTCAATTTTTTATAAATAGTATTAATAAAAATGGTAAAAAAATGATTTTTAACGCAAAAATTGAAATATTTTCTATTATAAATAATTATAATAATAATTACAATTTCATTAGATTAACTGTTTTATCAGATAATATTTGAAAATGGTTAAATCACCACCTGCTGATACAAAGGCACTACATCGAGTAGCAAAACAGAGAAATATTCTTCGTCTAAATCTAAATGTTTTGCCAAGAGCATTGACATTTCCTAAGGAGAAATTTCATACATTAACAATTAACAAAACACCACCAAAAGCAGCTGAACCGCTTGAATTATTTCACATCTTGAATAATGAAGATGTTAGGCGATTATTATTTTAAGTAAAATAATATTTTAATTATGTTTAATTATGTTTAACTATGTTTAATATTTTTTAATTTATAATGATAATGAAAATTATATAAAATATTAAAATGGCAAAAATGGTAAAATTAACAAAAATTGAATTTTGATTTTAGGAATATAAATAATATAATTATCTGCTCTCTCGCAAGATTTTGTAAAGATGTCTTCTACCAGTGCTCCCCGTGCTCCCCGTGATTTACCTGAACGCAGCAAGCCTCAAGGAGGTCCGCGAAAGCGCTGCAATATGTTCGATACACCAAATGGATGTCCTCATGGTAACCGCTGTCACTATGAACATCCTACTGTCAAGCGCACTCAACACAGTGACATTCCGACTACGGTTGAAGGTGCATTTGCTGATGTCGACCTCGGGGCTTCTCAAAAAGTAGTTTGTCGGGTGTATGGGAAGGCCTGTATGTATAAGGAGAAATGTACACATAATTTGCAAAAAACCACCGGTTCCACCGCTTCGGCCTCGAAACTGCCAAAAGCCGAGCCTGCTTCGCAAGTCTGTTCCGTTTGTGGCAAAGATTTTGCCGCACACACAAAAGACGGCAAGTCAACTGGTTGGTGCCCCCGCAAATTTGCTGGCAAACCAAAGCAGAGTTCGCAACAAGCTGAAAGAGATGTGGACGCAGAGATTGCAGAGGTTGAACTCGTTCTGAAACAGCAGCATCTTGCGATGAAGAGGAAGATGATGGAAACAAATCGGATCGCACTCGAAGCTCTCGAAAGAAAAGCGTAAGAACCCACCGTTCTTGAACTGCTCCCCGCTCTGCTCCCCGCTCTGCTCCCCGCTCTGCTCCCCGCTCTGCTCCCCGCTCTGCTCCCCGCTCTGCTCCCCTTTCTCCTTTCCTCAGAAAAAAGAAAAAGAAAAAAAGAAAAAAACAAAAAAAACACTTTTTTTTATCATAATCATAATTATAATTATTATGATTTAAAATATGGATGTGCTAAACATTGAATAGCATTATATCTTTTGTCTGGATCCAAATTAATCATATTTTTTAATAGATCATACAATTTTTCACTTTTTTTAACATTAATTTTACTATAATGATATAAAAATTCATAAATAGTAATGCCTAATGAATATACATCACCCTTTTGTACATATCCATTATATTTTTTTTTACTAGAACCAAAATAAGCTTCCATCAACCTATCATTATCAAATAAATATTTAATTTTACTATATATAGTTTCTATAGTTTTTTCTAAATTAGTTAACATAACCTTTTCATTAATTTTAATTAATGCTTTTTTAACATGTCCATTAATATCATGCATAATTTTTTTTATTTGATAGTCTCTAGATCTATTATAATATTTTTTAATAACACTAGATATAAATAACTCTGGAGATACATAAAAATAGGTTCCTTTTAAATGAATATGTGATGTATTTTTATACATATCAGATGTTATAAAATCTGATAATCCAAAGTCAATATATTTAATTTCCATAAAATGTTTACCATCATGTTTACCATCATGTTTACCATCATGTTTACTATCCTCTTTACTATCCTCTTTACTATCCTCTTTACTATCTTTATTATTTTTAGTATCAGTT